GATTATTATTTAAGAATCCAAATATGTTTTGCCATCCCTGGGTAATAGTTGAAGAGGATCCAACAACAAAAGACGTATCAAAAGATGTGACAGATGAAGCAAATCCTTGAGTTTTGGATGATAAACCTTCAATAATTTCACCACTAATAAATTGATCCTTGGAAGAAATTTTTAAAATTGTATTTCTAGAATCCCAACTCTCAACAGTTCCTGTGATAGATGATGATTTCGATTTTACGATTTCTCCCACATTATAATTATTTGTTTTTAATTTAGGATTAAATACTGGGAAATGTTTTTCAGGAATAATTCTGCCAGATGAAGTTGCTGTGCTAAATGTTCCTACAAGTTCTCCATCATTTACCAAACCATTTAGACTATAAGTAACAGATCCAATTCCCCCGAGATTAGTTGTTACACCAGTTAATGTGAACAACTTGTAATTATAATTTTGTGAATTAAATCCTTTTCCTGTAGATCCAATACCAATACTAACATTTTCAATCAGAACTTTATCACCAATAGCAAACGGCCAAGAATCTGCAGTGCTAAAACCAACTGCAAGTTTGACTGTAACATCTTTACTTGTTGTATTATATCCTACGTGCTGAATCAAAACCCCATTTGTATTTTGAGTTGGAAGTATTATCGGTTTTACATTATTAATACCAAATGTATTTTTAAATATTTTTACTTGGCTGTCACCTAAAGAGTACCTTAAATCAACATCATTAACCAGAGAATTTGTCCTACCATCAAGAACAAGTAATTTTGGAGCACGAGAATAACCTCTGCCGGCAGAGGTTATTCCTATAAAATCAAATGATGCTAAAGCCTCTACTTTTATTATTTGAGGAATTGCAGCAGTTGGTCTGACTGTTTTATCAGATGCAAAATCAAACCCAATATCTTTTATTTTTACTTTTTTGATTTTTCCTATCGAAGTACTAGAGATTTTTAAAATAGCTCCAGAACCAATACCAGATCTTATCGAAGTAATTTCAGGCAAAGCATAATAGTTTTTTCCTTTATTTTTAATTTCAATTTGCGAAATCGGACCAAAGGCATGTACACAATCTGTTTCATATCTCAGAGATGATGTTGAGGAAACATAAGATGATCTCTCTGGTTTCATACTTAAGGGGTAAGTGAACGCCGTTGAAGAGATGGAGGTTATTACATGTTTACCATTATACAAACTAAATTTAGAAATCACTCTATTATTCAGTTGAACTTCAGAGTCAACATTAACTTCAGATTTTACTGCCGGTAAATCATTATCATAGACAGAATCTAACTTATAGAATAGTGTTTGTGGTGTTTTTTCGTTTATAGTTAACGTAACCTTTGCATTAGTTGATACACCAACGACTCCAACTCTTTGAATTTCAAAAGTTGCACTTTCTAAATTTTTATCATAAAGTTTAGTGAAATTTTCATCGGTATAAAAGTTTAATTCAAACGCGGGATATAAAGTTGATTGATTAATGTACGATAATGTAGAACTCGATAGATCAAAAGTCAATGTAGAGTTTCTATAAACCTCTAATGGTGGATTAATAAGCGAAAAAGTCCCACTAGAGGCACTAGAAATACCTATAGTAGATGGTTTTAATTGAATTGAATCAAAATATGTGTTTGATAATTTAAAACTATTATCGTTTATTCTAACTATAAAATAACTTTTATTATTAGAAAGTCCTTGAGATGGAGAAGTGGAAGTATGTAAAACTTTTTGACCTGTTTTATATCCATGGTTAATAACAGTAAAAATACTTGATAATGTGTTAATACCGGATGAGTTAAAAGTTTGTGGATTAATTAATAATTTTCTAGAGTAATCGCTATAAGTAAGGGTAAATGTAGTAGATATTGATGGATTTATATCAACATTTACAGTATGACCTGTTTCTAATCCATGAGTTTGAGCTGTGGATACAGTGACGAGGTTTCTATTAATTTCTCCAGTGATTACTTCATAATTTGTTTTAAGACTATGAGTATTTCCAACACCAATGCTTTTAAAGAAAAGTGTTGTTGAAGAACTTACTGTACTTGCAATTCCGACAAAGGTTCCGGTCGTTCCAAGTCCGACTCTAACGGTTGATAATCCAATCAAATTATTATCAATTTTTGCAACAAACAGAGTTTGACCATTAGATAATGTTGTTCCAACTCCAACATTATGTTGATCCTCAACAACGATGCCACTCCCACCATTCGAAGAATATGTTACAATATCTCCAGTTTCAAGATTATGATTTTTAATAAACAGAGTTTTAGTTGGAATGAATATTGTCGTCGCGGCGCCAGGATTGGAAATTGTTATTGTTGATCCAATCCCAACCCCTGCTGATGTTCCAAGACCAACAACCTCTGCTGGATCAAAATAAATTTGTTTATTTTGTTTATAATTATAAGACGTATTAAATCCTACATTTACTATAAGTCTTCTTGGGTCAGCATAAAGAATAGTGGTCACTGTATGTGCTGATCCAGCGACAGTTCCATCAACGCCTCTTAATACTCTAATTCTAGAAAATTCAGGTTGTACATTTAAAACTTTTACTCTCTCCGTTCCAATACTAAGAATATCATTTTCTCGCAAATCAATAAAATTACCCATGACACTGAAATATGTTACTATCCCAGTAATGCCTATCGTTGATATACCAGAAGAGGTTGTTCCTAATCCAGCGACAGTAAGAAGTGCCGTATTTCCGATTCCAACTGAATAAGAACCTTCTATTTTTGATGAAGTGGTTGATAGACCAGTTATATTAATGATATCGGTATTTTTAAATTTATGTGGACTATCACATATAATAATATACTCGCCCTTATTTTTTGATGGTGATATTTCTACATTGTTTATACTGCTAGTAGCAACGCTTACACTATTAACTGACTTTCCTAATAGTTTTGAAACTTTTGCCATGACACCAAAACCACCTGTGCCAGTTTCATCAAAAATAATAGAATCATTTATTTTATAAAAATTTCCCCCAGTAATAATTCCAATATTTTCTATTTGTCCTGGAGTCACTGATGTAATATCTGTTTTTTGATTCAAACTATTTGGTAAATTAAGATATTCATAGTTTACTAGTTCATTTATTAAATTATATGGTTCAGTATTTCTCAATAAATTAGTATTATTTAAATCATATTCATCTTGATTTGATTTAGGATCAAAATTAAATTTATTAGGAATTCCTTTAAAATTCTCTCCAACCAAATATGGGAATAGTGGTCTTTTATATCCTAAAAATGGTAGAACAGTATCAATTGAGGAGGTGTTAATTGTAGCAAAATAAGCATAAGTTCCTTTTGGAAATTCAGGAGTCACGCAAAATCTACCATTGTTTTCATCTAAAACTGTTTCATCGCTCACATTTTTATAAGTATAATCTTCAACAAAAAAACCTAAAGGATAAATTGAAGTTGGTGGTCCAGAACTTCTAGATGAGTTTAATTGGTAACCAGATTTCATTAGAGCAACTGTGCCGCCAGATTTTGTGACGTATCCATATGGTCCATAAATTGGATGCCCATCATAAGCCCATCCAATAATTGGAGAGTGCCCCAAAGGAGTTGTTTCTAAACCACCAGGTCCGGTTTTTCTTAAATCTTTACTTTGGTATAAAGTTTTTCCAGATGAATCTGTTGAAAATAAAGTTTCTCTTAGCTTTCTCGGTGAGTACAAATGACAATATTGAAGTTCATACTCTGATTTCATTCCCTCAGTTATAAATCCATCATCCTGAGTGAAAGTATTGAAATGTTTTTCGAACAGATTTATTCTCCAGTTCTTAATTCTTGGTATAAATTTGCAACCAGTTCCAGGAGATAGAACTTCAATTGAGGTGCCTGCTTGAGTATAACCACTTCCCGATTCAATTATTTTTATCGAAGTCAAATCACCATTTTGAATAACCGGAGTCAATACAGCGCCAATTCCATCTCCGTTTATAACGATATTGGGGGGAGAATTGTAATTGGATCCTGAATTTAGAACTAACACCTCAATTATTTTTCCATTATTAATCACAGGAAGTAATTGTGCATTTTTGCCGGAAATTAAAGAGATATCTGGTACTCTTTCAAAATTAATAACCTCTGAAGATCCATAACCAACACCTTGATGCGAGAGATGAACTGAAGAAACGTTACCTCTAAAAATTGGTTGAATTCTTGCCTCAAAAGTCTCTGTTCCAATCGAGGAAATTCCTATTTTTCCAGATAAAGTAACAGTTATATCTGGATAGTTAAATGAGTGAGTTCCAACTCCCACAGAACTAAGTTCAACGTACTGTTGAGTTCTATAGTAAAATTCTTTGTCAGTAGTACCACCAACTTGAGATAATTTGAAGTTATCATTATCTACTTTTGTCACATAATATTCTGTTCCGATTGTTAAACCACCAATAGCAGTTTCAGATGGTGTATATTTAATTTTTTCCCCAGAATTATACTCATGATTAACAATTGTTATTTGATTAAGTGAAGTGTTTATGCCAGAAATATTAGTTGTTTTTTGTTTGTTTTGATAGTTTATCCCAGGCGAAGTAACAGTAATGCTTTCTACAACAGATTTTTTGTTAACTGATTTTAAAGTATGCTTGCCTATTCCAAATGAACTTAAAACTACCGTATTAATGCCAATAATGGCATCATTTTGTGTTGGATGAAGTTTTACAGTTGATGGACCAACAACAGAAACATAGTAAGATGAGTTAGTATTAATCCCGCCAACAGCAGTTTGAGATTTGGTTTGATATATTACTTGTTCAGCATTTCTAAATTTATGGTATGTTGTGAATCCAATTGTAGATTGTGTAGATCCAATGCCAATTCTAGCAGATCCAGAGTCAGCAAAAAAATCTGCAGAATGATCAATTAACTTCATGTTTACTGAGGCATTAGCTCCAGATCCATTTCCCCCAGATATTGCTACAGTTGGTGTTTTAATATAATCAAAACCAGAATCTAAAATTCTGATTTCTTGAAGTGAACCAATTACCGATACATATCCCGTTGCTCCTGTTCCAACATTATCAGAAACAAATAAGTTTGGAGGATTAATTATATCATAACCAAATCCTGGTGTTGATATATCAATTGTTTCTAATTTTCCATAATAGATCGTATCTGATGACTTGTAGTTAAGGATTTCAACTCCATTTACTAATATCCCAGTAAATCCTGGTTTTGTTTCATAAGATTCTCCATCTAATATTGGATCACTAATTTCACGCAGAAGTTTTTGTGGTTTTAATGTTTTCAACCTAAAATTATATGGGCGAATATTAGAATCAACTACACTAGTGTTGCCTATTGATATAAAGTTAGAATTGTAAATATCATTTTTAGTTTTTGCCAGTTTAATTGTATTAGAATCAATTCTTTTTATGTAATATAATCCTTCACTTGGAGGTTTTCTATTAGAAACTTCTTTAGGACCTACGGTGCCAGTAATTACGAATATTCCTCCAGATGGTGCAACTCTTTTTCCAGAATCATCTTTAGAATCGAGACTGTAAAATAATGATGTTTTAACTATTACACCAGTTGATGTTATGCCAGAATTAGAATCAACATAATTTACATTTATTTTTTGAGGTGTATAATAAATTGCATCGCCTGTATAAAAACCATGATTTGGGATTGTTAGAGACTCTCCAGAAAAATCTCCGTTAACAGGAACAGATCTATCTTTTGTATTAATCGGTTGCCCGAGGTAAGATGGTATTGATGGGGAGGATATTAAAATTTTATCTGGTTTTGTATCAGATGTTTCAGATTGATTTAGATAAACATTTTGAACGTTTGTTGAGAAATTAGATGCAGCGAAAGTATTTGATTTTACTTTTAAAATTTTTCTCTTAATTGTATATCTAATATTTGTAGATAAAAGTCCTTGACCTTTAATTAAAATTGATTTATCTGATAAAATATCTGTTATAGTTGAATTTTTATCAATCAAATCTGTGCCGGTGATGAAAATTTCATCACCTATTTTTAAATAATGATTAGTCTTTAAATTTATTCTATATGTGTTATCTGAAGCATCAAACAAACTTATACTACTCACTTCGTATTTTGATGCTACATTATAGAACCAATTTTTAGATAAAAAATCTCTTGATCTTGACCCTAAAGTTTTAATTAAAATAGTATCATCTGAATCATAATAATAACTTTCTGTTGGTATCTGTAGATCTTGTATAACAGAGTTAATTCTAAGTTTTACTATATTTTTAGTTTTAACCGTAGAATATGTTCCTACATTTTCATATGAAAAATACTCGCCATATGCGTATGTGTTTATCCCAATACTTGACTTATCTAAAATTGTTTTAGTAATACCAGAACATCCATAAAACTGATTCAGTGACTTTGAAGTATAAGCGACCACTCCGTTAGTGTTATCATTAAAGGTAACATAAAGTTCTCCTGTATTTCCAAATCCAACAGTAGAATCGACATCCAGTGTTGTTGGGCCAGACGACACTAGAATTTCTCCTCGCATAGAGGTATGATTCTGACAGACATAATAATATATGCCAGGTGCTACTCCATTAGTATCCCATGAGACGGTTCCGACTTGCGCTCCATTATTTGTTAAAGTCCCAGTAGTAACATTATTACTAGTCCCTGTGGAATTGATTGTTTTTATTCTAAACGGATGTCCAGATGCATTTATATTGAATATTAAAATGTCTCCCACCACCACACTGAGAGTTGGATTACTTCCGATAGCATCACCAGTAAAAACATAGTTGCCCGATCCATTATTTGTTACACCATAAGTTTTTGTGGCGCCAGCACTTATAGTTCCGATTAGTTTTGTTTTTGGGTGAATCGAGAATGCCCCATAGGTTGCTCCATCAACTCTTGAATCTCTATCATATCCAGCATCAAGACTTAAAGTATAGTAAGTTTGTCCTAACCCAGAGACATTTTTTGAAATATTCCCTATTGGTGCATATGCTTTTGTAAATAAATTGCCGTATTGATTTTGTTTTAACGTACTATTTTCTAGTTTTAGAGGATCTCCTTCTATTGCTTCTACAACCAGATTTTTTACAACTTGATAATTTGCAGATGAAGGAGTAAAAAGATAATCACTAGGTCTAACAATCTTTACCTCTTCATTATACAGTGATTTAAATAAAATTTCAAAAGATCTATCAGTTCCTCTAGTTGAGTAAAAATCTTTAGACTGTTTTATAAAAAGATTTTGATTTAATTGATTTGTTAACTTTCTATTCTCTAATCCTGGCAGAAATTGTTTTTTTAATTTAATTAAAAATTCTTTTAAAAATAAAATACTTAGATTTTTTATTTCATCTCCTTTTCTGATCAATACATTGGATGAATTATAGTCACTACCCTGATGTTCTGCAGAATTTGAGGAGGAAAACGTTAGTTGCTCTGGTTTATTATTAGTAATATAAGTGGTTATACCACTAAAACCCCTAATGCACCCAGTAAAACTACTGGTCGTAATTCCGGTGTATGTAATAATTTCATCATTAATCTTTAAAAGTCCATATGAGTTTGGAAATCCTCTAGTTCCACTTGGAGACTGTAGTAAATCAATGTTAATTGTTGTAGTTCCAAATTCCAGATCATTTGATAATATTACACTATCTGATAAGTTTGTAATTTCATTTAATTTAATATATTGATCGATATTATTGATAAGATCAATTGGAGCTCCTTGAAATTCTTGAGAGATGTAGTATTGTTTTAAAAATTCTGATATTAAAGGGAACTCCTCCCTAACATAAGAGGGAAGTTGATTTTGAACTACATTGCTAAATTGAATTCTTTTTTCTGACATTTTAATATTTTATTCTTAATTATGGGTATCCATATGAACCAGATGAACCAGATGAACCAGATGAACCAGATGAACCAGATGAACCAGATGATGATGTTGGTGCTGAGTAAGTTCCAGCGGCCGCAGATGAAACTGATGTAGTTGATGTAGTTGATGTAGTTGATGTGGTCGGAGTTCCAGTTCCAGTTATAACCGCAGATGACTCAACCAATCCCCCAGGACGAACGAGGAAACCATTCGCATAACTTGAAGATGATATGTAAGTTGATGCTGATGGATCTAGTCCAGATGAAATGTTATCTACAACCATATCAAAAATACTATTACTAATATCTAGTTGTAAATATAAGTCCTGTAATCCTACAACGTCATTAGAAAGCGGAGAGGTTGAAATTTCTATGATTGTCTGACCATCTTTTATTTTTCCTGCTTGAACATTAACTGGATTTAAAGTTATGATCCCTTTTTTATAATCAATTTTTCCAACATTTCTTCTTATGATTGTTGGACTTGTGGAATTTGGTGATGGAACTGTAAAAAAGAAGAGAGATCCAGTTATTCTGTTTGTATCTGGTATGTCAGACAGATAAACATTTTGTTGAATTCCAGCAATTCTAAAAGCACTTGATTTAATATTATAACCACTCATGTTCTTAATATGAAATTCATTTCCGAATCCAATTTGATATTCTGCAAAGGTATTTAATGTTACTCTTATATCTCTTCTCATTTGAACCGTGGTAATATTCGAAGTCACAGACTCATGACTATTATCAATAATTCTTAAAAACTTACTATATTTAAATCTCGCACCATATTTGTTTAGTTCTGATGATTCTGAATATTGAGATGCATTATTTTGAACAATCGTGGAAACATATTCTGGAGAGGAAGCCAAATTGGTATTATAATAAACTCTTGAACTAACTTCCAAATAAAGATATTTTAAATCAAGAATTTCTGGCACAATTCCTGCAACTGCATACTTTTTGAGTTTAAGTTTAATATTTTCTTTAATTAAATTTGGGATAAAATCTCCAGTTTTTGGTTTAATGCTAATAAAAACCTTTCCATATTGTGGAGGTATGGTCTCCTCCCCACCAAAAACAGAAATTGATTCTGTCTCTGGATAAATTCTTGCTGGTATGAGAGTTTCATAATCTTCTGCAGTTAAGACTCTATTTTGAGATGCGTATATGCGAGGTGCAAACTTTTTAATTGAATCCACAGATTCAATTTGCTCCCCACCCGATGCGATTAAACCAGTTGTAAGTAAAGAAATACCAGAGGTAACTGTATAATCGACAGAATTTCTAGTATAGGTGAGTCTACCCGCAAATGTAAATTGACTTATTCCATTCGCACTATCTCCATTTGTTACGATGTAGTCTGCAGTGATATAGTTTCCTTCCTCTAATTTTTTTCCAAATATACCATCACCAAATAGTATTTCGTACCTTTCATCTTCAATCTCTTGAAGATAATAAACATTAGAATTTGATTTTACTTCAAATAAACTATCTTGTAATACATAATTAACTTGAGATGTTGAGGTTTCGTTCGATCTTATTTTAACAGAAATTAAACTAGTATCAATACCAGCATTTGGAAGTATAAATCTACGATTTGGATTTCTTAAATCATAAACAAAGTTTGATGTTAATAAATTACCTTCATAAATTTTAAGATCATCAAAAGACGCGATTCCATTAACAACAGCAACAGTGATATCATCTAAAATTGAAAAAACAAAGGATTGATTTCCAAAAGCTCCAGATGTTGTAGCGACCGGACCTTTCCTTAAAGTAATCGTAGCTGGTGGAGGTGTAATATTTGTAGTGTCAATAAAGAAACTAACAGATGCCCTTGCTGCTTTTTTTGATTTAGGAACATAACCAATATTTCTTGCAAGTGCAACAACGTTTTCCCTAAGCGTTGCACTATCAATAAACACTTCATTTGCAACCATGTTTGCATTATATGAGGTAATATAGGTGTTGTATGCCAGAACATCAATAATTGTAGAGAGGTTAGACCCTTCAAAGTCATAATCAGTGAAGTTAGAGTTAGACTTTAAGTAATCTTTAAGAGTAGTTTTTATCTGATCGAAATCAAGATTTGAAAAGTTTACTAGTGGCATTTTATCTAGTTGGTTGCAAAATAAATTGTAATTCTTGCGAAGGAGAGTCGATCCCTACTATATTGTATATGATTACTGTATTGAATGAATTATTATCATAGTCAGGAAACACTTCAACATTTTTTAATTCTACTCTTGGTTCAAAATTTACAATGGATGTTGCAATTTCATCCCTAATATTTGATGCTGATATCTCATCAATATTTTCAAATAATAATCTACTTACTCTAGATCCAAAAATAGGGTTAAAGAATTTTTCTCCAGGAAGAGTAAATACAATATTTCGTATAGAACGTGCAATTGCAGTTTCATTTTTGAGTGCAATTAAGTCACTATTCAGAGGGTTAATCTGAAAAGTCATACTAATGTCTTTAAACCCTTGACTAACCCTTTCTAGAGGCATCGAATACTATAATTCTACCTTATTTATTAAGGATTTTTGGATTCATAAAGAGGTTCAGTTCCATATTCCCAGTCATCATAATCCTCATCATTGCGAATTTTTTCATGAATTTCATTTTGATGATAAAAATCGTGTTTTTTGGGTGTTAAATCATCATTTGCGATCTCACGAAGCATTTTTGGCTTCTGAATTTTGGTCTCCCAACCATATTCACTTGACAAATACTGAGTTCCCCACTCATTTTTCATAAAATTTTCATCTTTATCGACTTTTTTGGTCATTTTGCGCTCCTGATTCGTTAAAATCAGAACTTTTTACGGGGTTGCTATCCCGTTCTTGTGCTGTTTTCCAAAAATATTCGTCTTCATTACCCATCGCAAGTCGTTCATAACTGTTTTCAACCTGATAATACCGAGTGGAGACCTTAAAATCGGGTGTTTTTGGTTCTTTAGGCGTCAAACTATTGTCATAGATACGAATTCTGTTATTAGGATAAAGTGCAAACTGCCCGTTTTGCAGTTCAATTAGATTATGTGACTTGTGTTCTGCTGGATTTTCACTTGTTGCATAGTCAATCACATCTGGATCTTGATGATAGTTGTCTAGAGTGCAGATATATGTGCCTTTTTGAGGTCCAAAGTCACGGGTATAACACTCATAATCCATAGATCCAATAAATTGTTTCTGAACTGCAACAACTCCATAGTCCATACAATTCCAGAATTGTAGATTAGGTAAGTTCAGATCAGGATCTGGTGTTTCAGGACGTGCTACAAAGGCACTGATAGGCAGCTTATCGTACATTGCAGCATACTCTGGTAAATATGTCTCAAAATAAAAAGCGCGTCCAGGTATCGACTTAGCAGATACCCAAACGCCTTTTACAAACTCACCCCAACCACTTTGATGATCAGTCAGATACTCTTTACGAATCCAGACTTCTTGTGAAGGTAGATTAGTGATTAAGCAAGACATAGATTAAGTTTTATCTTTTAACTATTTACCCTGTCCGCGATACTTTTTTTTACGTCTATTACGAGAAGTTGCCGAGAGAAGAGTCCGAGGAGAACGCCCTTGACGAGTTTTCTTCGGTGCTCCAGGTTCAAATATAACCTTATTCTGTCCTTTAGCCATTTAGAGTGCCTCCATCAAATAATACGAGTCTTTTCGTGCCCAACACGAATACGAGGATCACACCAAATCTCAAATCCCGCATCCTTTGCATCCAAACAGAATGAAACATCCTCACCACACATATCCTGCACATTACCAGATTCAAAGACCTGCATTTTCGGAGCAAACCAAGGATATTCTAGATTTT